ATAATATCGTTTGTGACAAACAACAACCAATCCATAGTAGCATCCCCATAGTATTTGGTTGCGATAGAGTCTGGTGTATCAGAATCCTTAATATAATAATCATAGAAAATTACTGAATCATTTTGTGCTAATGTTGAGAGCTTAAAACGTTTCGTAATATCTGTCATTAATTCCTTTTTGTTATTCTTCTTAACTTCATAAGGAACTTTAGGATATGATTTAAACAAGAATGCCATTATCTGTTGCCTCTTGCAATTTCTTCTTTAGTGGTGATAGTTGTTTCTTGGAATGTCATAGAGACTGTTACAGATGTTGGAGCAACGTCTGTAAGATCGTCCCCATCTTGAGGTCCAAAGTATGAAGGGGTACCTTCACCGTGGTAATCTACATCAAATGAGATTAAGTGGCTTGCTGCAATATCAAACAAGTATTTGTTATAATGGAAGTCAATATCAAACAACTCAGGATACTCAAAGATCTGTCTATCAGAACCTTCTTGGAAACCTGGAGCCATGTAGTACTTCATTACTTTAATAAATGCTCTAAGCATTTCGGTCTCGTTCTGAGTTTTAGGCATAAACTTATAAGAAAAAGTATGTGTTCTAAAGTCTACACCTTGGAACAACATAGCTTGATGAGGATTTACTGAAATACCTTTAGCAGCTAAAATACCTTGCGTAGCTTGCTGAACTGCAGCACCAGTACCAACACCTACGACACTAGCAGTAGCAGAACCACCTAATGCAGAGGTTGCAGCACCACCAATGATAGGTGCAAACTGATCCACAGATGATAGACCAATATTTTTTAGAGCACCCATAGTCAACTCATTTGCTATAGATTCAGTCATACCTTGACCTTCTGAAGCTCCGACACGAGCCGCGGCCTCACCCACTATTCCTAAACCTTCACCAGCAAAGTTTGTCTTATAGCCAGTTTTTAGGTCTTGGGGCATTGGCAAGAAAATAGAACATTTACAGTCTTTCTTATCATATCCAACAGAACTATTCTGTCGTTTAGGTCCACCTTTAACTTGACGTTCGGATGTGGATCTGAATTTGTAACTTCTTGAAATTCTTATGTTGACCCAATGGTCCATTTGTACTAAGTTATCAGGAAGGATGATTCTAATCTGGCCTTGACTTTTCTCAAGATTAGCTAGTGGTCCTAATGTGGTTCCTGATGCTAGAAGACCTTCTGCATCTGGATTACCACCACGAGGCTTTGGAGGATTGATTTGCTTCTTCTCGGCAGTGTCGTATTCACTACCTGGTGTTAAAGCATTTTTAGCATCCCTGACAGCATTTTTTGCGTTATCTAGTAGACTCATTGGTAAATATCTCTATGAAAGGCTATTACAGACCTAAGAATCCCCAAAAATATAAAGGGGACCCAACTAACATTATTTATCGTTCTTCCTGGGAAAAACGGTGCATGATTTACTTTGACAGTAATTCAAATGTACTGGAATGGCACTCTGAAGAACTGTTTGTGCCATATAGGTCCCCTATTGACGGTAGATTACATAGATACTTCCCAGATTTTTGGATTAAGATACGAGAACGTAACGGTGACATCAAGATTAGATTGATAGAGGTTAAACCTTATCATCAAACCCAAGAACCTAAAAAGCAACAACGAAAAACTAAAAGGTATATCAATGAAGTTAAGACTTATGGTATAAATATATACAAGTGGAAAGCAGCCAAAGAATATTGTGCAGATAGAGGATGGACTTTCCAAATCTTAACTGAAAGAGAACTTGGTCTATAATGGTAGCTTACGTATTTGATAAAATAATCACTAAAGGTGTACAGCAAGGTCAAATTCCAGGTCGTACAGCTGATGCAAGAAACTGGTTTAGAAACGCTGCGTCAAGAGCTGCACGTGCGGGTGCTGAGTCAGTTATCTCTAAAAATGCACAGAAGCAAACTAGTGATATTGGAATAGGGGAGATGGGTTTATTTACTTATGATGCTAAGCACAAAGCTAAGTTACCATACTTTGACAAATATCCTCTAATCTTCAAACTTGAGGATTATGGAGACAGTTTCCTAGGAATGAATCTACATTACCTACCTCCTCAATTGAGAGCTCGATTAATGGATGCTTTATATGATACTGCTACAAATCAAAGATATGATAACAGTACTGTACTAAGGATTAACTACAAAATTCTATCCTCAGCAGCTAAATATAAGGCTTTTAAACCTTGTGTAAAGAAGTATTTAAAATCACAGATGAGATCAAGATTTATTAAGATTGATTCTGTAGAATGGGATATTGCTTTGTTCTTACCTATAGCTCAATTCAGTGGTGGTGGTAAAAATAAAGTTTATGCTGATAGTAGGAAAACGATTTAATGGCAATCTCAGGAATTGTAAACGCAGCTAAAGGTGCTATGGGTGATATTGGCAACTTTGCTAAAGCCAATAATCCATTAGCTGGTTTCTTGGGGGGCGTACGTCCTGGCAACATTTCTGACTTTAAGTCACAAATGACCACTCCAGCCTTAACAACTCAATTTGATGTTGTGATTAATCTACCCGAAGCAGTAAAAACATATATCAAAGAAAACTTTGAAGATGGTATTGATGTTGATAGAGCAGTTGAAGGTCTTAGATTTAAAGTTGAAGCTGCAGAACTTCCAGGTCGTAGTATAGCTACTTCAGATTATAAACATTTTGGACCTATAAACAAGATTCCTTATAGCTCTACCTATATTGACACAACATTTACAGTTGTGAATGCTAGTGATTATGCTGAGACTAGAGTATTCCAGTTATGGCAAGATTATATCGTTGGTCAACACAGAGTAAATAACTTTCATCCAGAAGCTGGTGCTAACTTTAATATGCATTACTTCAGAGAATATACTAACGGATCCGTAATCATTAACGCTTATGATATGTCTACCAAGAAGATGAAATCAGTCTCCTTGATAGATGCATATCCTTTAACTGTATCTCCTATTCAAATGAATTGGAATGGGGATAATGTTTCAAAAACACAAATTACAATGACCTATAGATATACAAAAGACTTAGTGCAATACAAAGCTGATAGAACATTTGCTAATGCACTCGAAACGATTCAGAAAATTAAAAATGTCATTCCTAAAGATGGCAAACCTAGTAGTTTCTTCAAAGGAGCAGCTACTCAAGCTGGACAGGCGATACCTGGATTAGCTAAAATTTTATAAATGGAGATTGATGAATGGCCCTTCCAAAACTTGGGGTGCCCGAATTTTATACTGAAATTCCTTCTACTGGCAACAAAGTAAAATTCAGACCCTTTACTGTTAAGCAGCAAAAGGCTTTGTTATTTGCACTACAATCACAAGACTTAGATTTAATGATTGACTGTGTCCATGACATTGTCGATGTATGTTGCTATGACGTATCCTCAAACAAACTAGCTGCTTTTGATATCGAGTATTTGTTTATCAAGATCAGAGCAAAAAGTGTTGGTGAAGTTATTGACTTCTATCTTAGACATGGATCAAACAATCCGTGTCAGCATAGACAGCAGTATGCTCTGAATATTGATGATGTTAAAGTTAACATGACACAAGTTGAAGATCCAGTAATTAAGTTAGAAGCAGATCTTGGTGTTACAATGAAATACCCATCGTTTCGAGAGATTACTAAATTCTCAGCAATAAGCAGAGACAATCCAACACAGATTATTGAATTTGTAGCTAGTGTAATTGAAAACGTATTTAACTCGGAAGATGTCTTTAGTGAGTTTACGTTAGATGAGATGGTGGAATGGGTTAGTAATCTACCAACCACATATTTCGAGCAGCTTATAGATTGGCTGACTAAAGTTCCTAAACTTGAGCATACAATTGAATACGTATGCAATGAATGCCAACAATCTGAGACAGTAGAGTTGAAGACGTTATCTGATTTTTTTATATCAGCTTGAGTCATGAATCCCTGACAAATTTTTATAATACTAATTTCCAACTTATGCAACATCACAAATACTCCTTGACAGAGCTCGAGGATATGATACCGTTTGAGCGGGAAATCTATATAAATATGCTAGTAGATTACATGGAACGTGAAGAAGAAAGAAGGAACCAACGGAATGCTTAGTGGAATTTTAGGTAGTGCTTTAGGTTTTGGTGGATCAATTGTTCCAGCCATTACTGATCACTTCAAACAGAAGAATGAACAGAAGTTCGAACTCGCTAAAATGGAGAAGATGGCAGAGCTAAGAGCTGCTGGATTTGACCAAGAGTATCGGATGTATGAAACGAAAGCAGACGATAATGAACATGCAAGATTGGTTCAGCATGATATTTCAATTAATCAGGGGACTGGATTTGTTGCCAGTTTGCAGAAGAGTGTTAGACCAGTCATTACTTACTGCTTCTTTGGATTGTTCGTTGTTATTGAAATTACCCTTTTAAGGGAAGCCATGGGTCAGGGTAAATCTATCTCTGAGTCACTTAATGTATTATGGGATGAAGATACAAAAGCCATTTTTGCTGCTATCATTTCATTCTGGTTCGGTTCTCGGGCTATTGATAAAGGACGTAAAAAATGATTCGCTTAATCACTCTATTGTTAGTTGGCAGTGTTGCCTTCACACCAGGAGTTGCTAAATCTAAAGGCTCACTTGATATCGGATACAAGGTAGAAGATAGTAATACCAAGAATCTCAATGTTCACCAGAAATGGAATTGGGAACCTGATACTAAGGATTTCCAAGTTGAGACAGAAACGAATATGTATAAGACATCGGTGAATGGTAAAGACCTTACCAATCGCGCTGATGGTGAGTATGAGTTTATTCTAAACTTCAACCCTAAGTGGTATGGCATCGCAAACATGGGGTTCAACTATAATGAAAATCGTGACATTGGCGAATTCCGTCCACACAGTGGTCTTGGCTTTGGCTGGAAGTTTTTCCGTAATGATAGATGGAAAATGTCTCACGAAGTTACATTGACTCAAATGGGCACTGAAGAATATAGTGAGATTGTGTGGCGCAACTCTACTTGGATTCGTTATAAGCATCCTGATAGTAAATGGACATTCACTAATAAGTATCTGTTTGAAAATGGATCGAATGTCCATGAACTTACAAAGAACGAAATGATTGTCAGCTATCAGTTGTCAACAAATACAACCTTTAAAGTTAGGGACTTATATATTACCGATGATGCTGAAGAAGAGTATAGTGTAACATATATGACGTTAGGATATAAGTTTTGATTAGAGTATTAGTATTAGCATCCACCATGCTTCTAGCATCATGTGTTGTATATAAAACAGAGGCCGCTGAGTTTCAAGGTCTCCACACTGGATTGATTATGGGATTCAAGTTTGAAGAAGATGCCGATGGTATTAGTCGTCGCGACAGTAACACAGATGTTCACTTCTTTAAAGACATGTCAACCAATTCTATGATTTATGGTAAGTGGAAGTTTAGCGATACGTTTGAAGTTGATGCTGGTCTTTCTCATGTGAGTGATACATTTCATCCTGATGATGAATACTACAAAAACCAACTATTCCTTAAACTACAAAAATGCGTAGGATACTGCAAATGAGCGAAGATAAAACATTCCACCCAGCCGACACTAATGGTGATGGTAAAGTAACAGAAGAAGAACATCAAATGTATCTCGAGTTTAAACGCAAGGAACTCGAAGACGCCGATGCAATGAGAGACGCCCAACGTAATATGGCATGGTTTTCTCTCGCAGGTATGTTGTTGTATCCGTTTGCGGTCGTCTTGGCACAAGTACTTGGACTTGAACAAGCTGCCAAAATCCTTGGTGATATGGCATCTGTTTACTTTGTTTCTGTAGCTGCAATTGTAGCTGCTTTCTTTGGTTCACAAGCAATAGGTAAAAAATAATTTTAAGGACTAACTATGGCACTCCCAGAACCAGCTACATCAGAAGAACTAATGACCATTGGCGGCATGCTCGAAGAGTCCGTCAATAAGATGAACGGTAGTCTTAACGATAAGTTTGACACACAAATATCATTGTTAAGAGAACAAAACTCACTTACAAGTTCAATTGTAAAAAATACAAAGGTTGATAAGTTTAGTGCTAAAGAAGCTGGCTTAGAGGCCGGCCGGATTGATCCAATAGAAACTGAAACTGACACAACTACTATGTCTAATATGGCTGATAGTGTTGCCCCTCAACCAGAGGGAGAAGATGAAGGTGGTTTAATTGGTAAGGTAGTTGGGTTTCTAGCTGCTGCTGGTGGGCTAGTGTTATTTAAGAAGTTGTTTGAGACAGGTGGTTGGATTGACCAGGCTAAAGGTTTCCTAGATGATACAGAAAAAGATGCTGGTCTTGAAACTGGAATGGGTGCAGATGCAGATAGAGCAGCTCAAGCTGAGGAATTAACTGCTAAGATCAGTGAAGCCATGGAAG